GCGGGCGGCGGCCCTGACGAGGTGGGCATCGTCGCCGTGGGTAAGGCGGGCGAGCGGGCGTACGTGCTGCGGGATGCATCTATGAAGGGCAGCCCCAACGCCTGGGCCGATGCCGTGGTGAGCGTCTACAACGACCTGTCTGCGGACCGTGTGGTGGCGGAGCGCAACTTCGGCGGGGACATGGTAGAATCAACGCTGCGCACGGCCGACCGCAACTTGCCCGTGGAGGTCATCAATGCGAGCCGCGGCAAGCAGCAGCGGGCCGAGCCGGTCGCGGCCCTCTACGAACAGGGCAAGGTGAGCCACGCGGGACGGTTCGATGAACTGGAAACGCAGATGACCACCTGGGACCCTGCCGATAGCAGCGAATCGCCCGACCGGGTGGACGCGCTCGTGTGGGCCTTGACTGAGCTTATGCTACAAGACAAAGAATCGGGGTTCGTAATCGCATGACCCACGTACTGCTCTGGATGCTCCTGTACCCGCTCGTGGCCGCGGCCGATACCGTGGCCCGGGCGCAGGTGTGGGACTTTGACGTAGGCCGCCATAACGCCGCACACGTCGGCGTGTACGCGGTCGGCACGCTCATCATGATTGCAATGCACTATGTTTGACTTTGGCGAGCACACGCGGGCTGATGGGGACATTGTGGCCCCGCAGACCGACGTGACCCTTTCTAGCAGCTTGGGGCTCTTTGACCGCAACCAGCCGACCGAGCAGCAAATCCGGCGAGAGCTTCGTGGGACGTTAGAAGCGTGCCTGCGGAAGCGGGCCGAACTGTTTGCCCGTTCTTGCACGCCTAGTGGTGAGCAGCAGGGGCTCATGGTTAAGCGTGAGACGGCCGATGGGATGGAGCCGGTAGAGAACGACCATCCGTGGGTCCGCCTGCTTCGCCAACCAAATAAGCACCGGAGCGCGTACATCTGGTACTACTGGACCCGCTTTACGGCCGACGTGCAGGGCAGCGCCTCCCACGTCGTGCGGGATGACGGGCTCGGGACGCCTGAAGCACTGTTGGAGGTCTTCCCCAGCTTTGGCCGGATGAGGGAGAAGATCAACCGAGAGGGCGGCCCCGCAGGGTACGTGTACCGCAAGACGGACGGCACCCGCGAAGACCTGGGGCCGGAAGACGTAGTGCAGGTGAAACGCATCGACCCCACGACGCCGCACGGCACCATGTCCATCCTTGAGAGCCTTGCCCACGAGGTGTCCAGCGACCGGGCGGCGGCCGAGTTTCGGCAGAAGTCCTACAGCGAGGGGCGCCCGCCGATGATGTACCTGAGCACAGAGGACAACATCGGCGCCGAGAAGGCCCGGGAGCAGGGCCAGCGGTTCAAAAACACGTACATGGCCCCCAACGGCGAGGTGAAGGGCGTGCCCGTCTTTCACGGCGGGATGGAGCCGGGGAGCCTCGGCATCGACCCCGACAGCTACCAGATGCTCGAATCGCAGGAGCTAGACCACGACGTGATCTTCCGCGTCACGGGCATCAACTCAGCGCTGATGGACCAGGGGAGCAACCGGGCCGAAGCGGAGCAGGCCGAGCGGAGCGTGCTGAAAATGACTATTCAGCCGCTGTTGAACCAAGTGGCCGCACAGTTCACGATGAGCCTGCGGCGGGCATTTGAGGCCGATGACACCTTGTGGGTGGTCGCGCCGAACGTGGCGCCGAAGACGGCCGAGGAGCAAGAGCAGATCGCCGAGAAGCGGATTGCCCGCGGCGTGCCGCCGGCCGAAGTCATGCGGGAGCGGGGCGAAGAGGTACCCGACGAGCACGAAGAGACACTGGACCAGCCGTACCTCCCGAAGCAGCTCACGCCGGCAGGGAGCAGCGCCCCAATGAGAGGCGACGTGGGGGATTTTCTGTAGCCTCGGATGCTGGCGACATCCGGGCCGCAACACGCCGAATCCTGTCACGGGAGACGCCCACGCCCGATGAACTGACTGCCGAGTGGCAGGCCATTGACGCCGTGCGGCGGCAGTCGGCGGGGCCGCTTTTCCGTGAGGTGCGGCAGATGTTTCGGGCGCAAGCTGATCGGGTAGAAGCAGCGTTTGAGAGCGGAGAATGGGTCCTGCCGGATCAGTTGGTGGGGCGCACGCGGGAGCCGCCGCAGGAGCTACGTGCAGAACGCATCCTGCCGCTGAACGCACTCATCAAAGAGATCCGCGGCGTCTTCTCGGGGCTGTCTGAAGAGGAGATCGTGCAGCTCGCCCGCGATCTTGGGGTGGAGGAGGAAGAAATCCAGGCGTACTTGCAGACCAACAACATCGAGAACTTGGTGCAGGCCGGGTACGAGGCGGCCGTCCAGCGCATCGGCGCGGACACGACCTTCGACCCCACAGACGCAGACGTGCAGGCAATCCAGGCGCGGCTCAACGAGCAGGCGCGGGGCATTGCGGGCACTACGCAGGAAGAGGTAAACAGGGCGATCCGAGAAGGCATTGCCGAGAACGAATCGGTGTCGGAGGTGCAGGGGCGCGTCACGTCCACGCTTCGCCGGATGGCGGATGGCACCGAAGAGGTTGACCAGAGCCGAGCCCGCCGCATCGCCTCCACCACAACGACCACCGCGTTTGAGAAGGGGCAGGAGAAAGCCATGCGGGAGAACGGCATGTTCGGCCGCATGTGGCTTTCTCAGCGCGATGTGCATGTGCGGCGCGGGCACCTGGAGGCCGATGGGCAGACCGTGGAGCTAGATCAGCCGTTTGAGGTGGCGCCGTCCTTGGCCGCCAGCGAGGAAGAGTTACAGTTCCCAGGCGACCCATCGGGCAGCCCCGCCAACGTCATCAACTGCCGATGCACCGCCCTGCCGATCCCCGACCAGGCAACCTACAACGAGATGCAGAGCGAAGAGCCGGACCTTTCGAACCTGCCGCAACTAAACGAATGAGTAAGCGCGTAGAGCGCCGACCAGAGCCGAGCAAAGAACAGGTGGCCCTTGCCCTTGAGGTTGCCCGCCGCGCCCTTGACGGCGAGCGTTTGCAGGTCTATGGGGATGATGGGCGGTTGAAGGTGCGGCCGATGGATCTGGGCGAGATTGAGGAAGCGTAGAGCGGAACAAGGGCCGCATGGCCCTCATTAACGCGATAGACATTCTGTTGGCGCCACAGGCGCCACGACGCCCTCTGTTTAGCGAAGGCGGCTCACCCCAGCGATGGGGCGGGCCGCCTTTTTCTTTTGCCTAATCTGACGTGTTCGTATGCCCTGGAGCAAGGTAGACGGTTCAGAGGTGGACGCCTGCAACGACGGGCAGGTGGCAGTGGTCAAGGACGGCGACGGTAGTGTAGAGGGGTGCCACGACACCGAAGACGAAGCCGACGACCAGCTTGCCGCGCTGAACGCGAGCGAGGAGCGGGCCGATGCGTCCGATCTGAGTGAGGGCGACTATGTGGAGTGGGACAGCTCGGGCGGCACCGCTTACGGCCAGGTGGACAACGTTGCGATGGGCGAGACGGTCAGCGGATCGCTTGAGCCGGATGACACTGAGCACGAGACGAGCGAAGACAACCCCGGCGTCATCATCGAGCTCGTGGAGCGGGGTGACGACGGTGAGGTGATGGGCACAGGCGATACGGTATTCCACCGCCCCGATGAACTTCGACAGATCAACAAGTCCGACGTGCCAGAGGACCGCAGCCAACGCGACCTAGAGGGCCGGTCTTACCGCGCTGTCCTGCCGGAAACGAACATCCGTCAGACGGCCGATGGCAACTTTACAGTGCAGTTTATGACCGAGCAGGTGGCCCGAGACGGCATGGTGCTGGATGCCGATGGGCTAGATACGCGGGCGTTTGAACAGAACCCGGTGGTGCTCTGGTCGCACGGCACCGACCCGCGCCGCGGGGACGAGCCGATTGCTAAGGCGTCCAACATCCGGCGCAACGGGGACGGGATGCTCGCCGATGTGACGTTTGCCGAAGACGAGTTTGCCCAGCGCATCCGAGAGAAGGTAGAGAACGGATTTGTGAACGCCGTGAGTGTCGGTTGGCGCACCGAAGACATTGACCGTTCAGGGGACGCCCCAACGGTCACGCGCTCCGACATGACCGAGTTTTCGTTCGTCGCTGTGCCGGCCGATACCGACGCGCTCGTGCAAGAGCGCACGGCAGGCAGCGACGTAGAGCAGAAGGTACACCAACTTGAGAGTCAGCTTGAAGACCTACGGGCACAGGCCACGGCCACGTCGCCGCAATCCGAGTCCACCGATGAGGGTACGCCCTCCTCGGCCGACGACGAGCGCCGCGACGACGCCCAACAGCGCACGCGCTACGTGCGCCTCTCCGACGTGCAAGAGCTTCGGGAGCAGCGGAAGCAGGAGAAACGGAAGATCATTCGCACTGAACTCAAAAAACTATTGGGTATGGCATAATGGCCGATTCTGACACTACTGACGAGCAGGACCCCGTTGTGGACGAAGAGACCGCACGGGAGCTGCTCAACGATGACGAAAACGACCTTTCTGACGCCGTGCGCGAGGAACTGACCGACCTGCTTGATGAGCGGGGCGGGGAGCCCGAGGAGCGCGACGTGGCGCCGAGCGGCACCAACGCCGAGGTCACGCTTGACGAGAAGGAGCGCGGGCTGTACCGCGACTTCCACACGCTCAAGATGATGGAGGCGAACGCCGACCAGAAGCGTGAGGCCGCGTCCACCCACATGAAGGCGCTCATCAAGGGTGGACACTTTGGCGAGCGGGCCGCGAACTACCTCAACAACGGCGCGGACCCGGCCGACGCCGCAATGACGGCGCGGCGGGAAAACAAGAATGACCTTGCCAAGCGGATGTACCGCGATGTGGAGGGGCTCCGGTATGAGAGCCCGAGCCAGCGTGCGGCCGGCGACTTCTACTCAACGGTCGTGGACGCGGATGGGGGCAATCTGCTTCCCGAAGAGGTGGTCAACGAGATTGAGGAGATTGCCGAAGAGTCCGGCGTGATCCAGGCGATCAGCCGCACCTTCAACCACATCGTTGGCACGCTGACAGTGCCGGCGGCTACTGGCGCGGACACGCCAATGAACTTCGTGGATGAGGGCGGCGAGATTACCGCTCGGAAGCGGGCGTTCCAGAAGGTGTCCCTCAACCCGGGCAAGCTGGCCGACATCCTCCCCTGGACGTATGAGATCCAGCTTGAGGCCGCATCTCAGATCCTGAACGACATCGAGCGGGTCATGGGCCGCAACTACGGGAAGGCCGTAGACAGCGCCGCGCTGGAAGGTGACGGCACCGCCTCGTTCAACGGGATCACGGGCCTCTTCAATCGCGGCTCGGTCTCCACGTACACGATCCAAGGCGGGTCGAACGATGGGACTGAGTTCAGCCACATCTCGCCCGACGACATCAAGCGGGCGGCCGGTGGCGTGCCTCCCTCGCTCCGCGGCAACGCGACGTTTGTGTTCCACCCCGACATGCGGGATCTGGTCTTTGAACTCTTCAAGGACGACAGCGGCGACTACATCTTCGACTACAACAGCCGCGAAGGCGCTGCCGACCAGATCGGCGGGTACGATGTCGTCTACACCGAGGAGCTGCCCAGCTTTCAGGACGTGAGCGCGACGAACCAGACCGATAGCGTCTTCGGCGTGGTCGGAAACTTCGACTACCTGAAGATTGCGCTTGGTGAAGGCATCACGACCGAGCGGGCCACGCAGGGCGTCGTGACCGACGCGGATGACGGGTCGAACATCAACCTCTTCACCCAGGACCTCCGCGCCCTGAAGTACCGGGCGTTCATGGACCTGGACCTGAACTTCCCCGAAGCCTTCAACCTGATCTCCACCGCCGCTTAATGAGTGAGCAGGTAGAGCATCACATGCAGCACCCCGGCTCCACGGTCGGGCGGGTCTCTGGCTCGTTCCGGTCGTGGAGCGCCGGGGAGGTGCTGCGTCTCCCCAAAGGCGATCTTGCCCATGTGCCTGACCGAATGTACGAGACCCGAGACATGCGCCCTGAGCCACGTTACGTGGTGAAGGAAGGGCAGCAAGGGTGGCACAAGGTCTACGACACGCGGGCCGAAGAATACATAGATGGGGAGTCTGAGCGCTCTCACGAGGCCGCACAAGCCAATGCCGACCGGCTAAATGGATAGCGTTGTCACGCCCACAGACGTAGAGAACGCCGCACTCGCTTCCTCCACGGCTGCCGAAGAAGACAAGGCGGTGGTGCAGGGCGTGATCCGTGACGTGCAGGCGACCATTGAGAGCTACCTGGATCGGCCGCTCTTGCCCGAGAAGCAAACCCAGCGCGTAACGCGGCACGACTGGCTACGGCAGCGGCGTGACACAGGGGACTATTGGCTTGCATGGGCTGACGTACAGCCGGCCGTTGAGGTGCAGTCTCCCGATGAGGTTACGCTGGAAGACCCAGAGCACTTTCGGGCAGACTACCAGCAGGGCTTCGACATCGAGTATGTCGCCGGGTGGCGCCGCTCGGATCAGAGCGCAGGCGACTTTGGCCTGTCCCTGAGCGAAGACCCGCCGCGGCTTCCTGGTGATGTGCGGCGCGTGGCGCTTCAGCTAGTGCTGTTCCACCTGAACGAGATGGAGCAGGGCGCTGGGCTCGGGCAGACTGAGCAGGCCGTTGGTTCGGCAGGCACAGTGACGATCAGCGGCCCGGATAGCGGTTTTGTGCAACGGAAGCTCTCACGGCTGGACTCCTACAAGCGCGGCCTCTGACATGCCTACACGCCCCTCTGGACTTATCAACGGGGATGCCGACATGGAGGCCGCAGGGCGGCGCTCGCTTCGCCGCGGTGCTGCCCTGATTGGCGGCACGGCGACGACAAAGTACATGCGAACGGGCGGCACGAACGTAGGGCCGAACAACCAGACAGGGCCAGGGTCGCTTCGGCGGCAGACAGGGCGCCTTGCGCGGTCTCTGACCGGAGCCCGAAGCGCACAGCCCACGCCGGGAAGTATCCGGTCGGCGCCCGAAGGCGTGTTTGACCTGAGCCCCACGTCCAACGGCGTGCAGTTGGAATACGGGTCGAAGGTGCCGTATGCAGCCGCCCACGAGTACGGCATAAGCGAGCGGGTGAACGTGCATACGCACGCTCGCCAACAGACCCACTTTTTTGGCGAAGAGCTGTCCAGCCCGATCACGGTGCGG